GAAAAGGATAAGTCGGGGAGATTCATTTATGATAATTTGCCCGAGTATAAATACATCGATATTGAGTTTGATAATTTCAAGTGGTTGCGTGATCCTGCAAAACCGAAATCGAAAGAAGTCAAAACAAAGGTGGGGAAATTCATTGTGCGCTGGGCGCAATTGCCCAATAATGAAAAGTCGATTTTGCCTGCGATTTTGGAACAACTCTTGGGTGCAAGGGCGTCGACCAGAAAGAAGATCAAGACAGAAACCGATCCGTTTATGCAGAATATTTTGGAAAAGCGACAGCTCGGATACAAGGAGACGGCGAATTCGCTTTATGGTCAATGTGGCGCGCAAGTTTCGGCGTTTTACGAAAAGGATGTTGCGGCATGTACGACGGCGACGGGTCGAATGATGATCATTTATGCGAAACGTATCATTGAAGAAGTGTATGGTGATTTGGAATATAAAACATACTGCATGGGTGCTGTTAAATGCAAGGCGGAGTATGTGTATGGCGACAGTGTAGCAAATTATACGCCGATTTACATTAAAAAGAACGAATCCGTTGAAATTTGTACTATAGAGGAACTAGCTGTTAATTATGGTGATAATAATTGGGTAAAATGCGTAGAGCCAGGAAAACAAGACAAAGAGTTTTGCGAATTGATCGACGTTGAGTCTTGGACGGAACGAGGATGGACAAAACTGCATCGGGTGATCAGACAGGAGCTTGCTTCGAATAAACAAATGGTTCGCGTTTTGACACATACCGGATTGGTCGATGTAACCGACGATCATTCGCTATTGCTCAAAAATGGATCCGAGATTTCGCCAAAAAATGTAATCATGGGAACTGAGCTGTTGCATAACGAATTACCAAATTCGGCAAATAATATTTCGAAATATTCGTTAGAAGAAGCTCGCGTTATGGGATTCTTCTTCGGCGACGGAAGTTGCGGATCTTACGATTGCGAATCTGGTAAAAAATCATCCTGGGCTCTGAATAACGCTTCTATGGATATAATCAACAAATACGTTGAATTGTGTAAAATTGCGTATCCTGAACTAGAATGGAGATTTATGGATACGTTGGATAGTTCGGGAGTTTACAAGATTTCACCAAAATGCGATAAATATGGTTCGATTTCGAAATTTATTAAAAACTATCGTTCCATGATGTATTATAAAAAGGCAAAAATCATACCATCCGATGTATTGAATTCGTCGACTGAAATTAGACAGGCGTTTTGGGACGGATTATATGACGCCGACGGAGATAAAGATAAAAATGGATATGTGCGAATCGATCAAAAGAATCAGATTAGCGCTTCTCATATTTGCTGGCTTGCGTCAAGTTTGGGTTGGAAAACATCAATCAACACAAGATCTGATAAAATGGATATTTATAGAATCACTATGACGAAAAAGACACAGCGAAAGAATCCGCTTGCTGTAAAGAAACTACAAAACATTGATTACGAAGGATTTGTATATGATTTGACAACAGAAAATCACCATTTCGCCGCTGGAATTGGAAAAATGATTGTTCATAACACGGACAGTGTATTCTTCACATTTAATCTCGAGAAGCCTGGAACGGGCGAAAAGATTGTGGGAAAACCGGCACTAGAAGCGACGATCGAAATTGCCCAAGATGCCGCAAAACTCTGCTCACAATGGCTGAAACCGCCGATGGAGCTTTCTTACGAAAAGACGCTGATGCCTTTCATCCTGTTGTCGAAAAAACGGTATGTCGGGACGCTATATGAAACGGATCCGAACAAAGGCAAAATGAAATATATGGGTCTGGCGATCAAACGCCGGGATTCATGTGATTATTTGAAAGACGTCTATGGCGGGATCTTGAATATTCTGATGAAGGAAAACAACATACAAAAGGCGATTGATTTCTTGAATGTTTCGCTTGAGAATCTTATTTCGGGAAAGGTCGCGACAGATAAGCTCACCATGACGCGTCAACTAAAGAGTGATTATAAGAAGCCGGAACAGATTGCGCATAATGTGTTGGCGAATCGTATCGGGAAACGTGATCCTGGAAACAAACCCAAATCGGGAGATCGTATGAAATATTTGGTGGTTTGTCAAGGCGACGCAAAATCGAAATTGGGTGAACGCATCGAGACGCCCGAATTCATCGCGGAAAACAAAATCGCGATTGATTATGTTTATTATATTGAGAATCAGTTGATGGAACCGTTGAAACAGCTTTTCGGATTGGCGTTGGAGCAAATATGGCAACTACAAAATAAGGCTCAGGCGATCAAGACGTTTCGAAAAGATGTGGCCGCTTTGGAACAAGAATTTCCGGATTTGGAGACATTTATGAAGAAGCGTGAAAAACACACTTCAAAAAAGATTGAAGAGCTGCTCTTTAAGAAGTTCTTGACGAGGATCGATAATGAGAAAAAGAAGCTTCAGACAATTGGCACATTCTTCCACAAAAAATAGGGGGGGGGAAACCTTAGGTTAGCGGGGAAACCTTAGGTTAGCGGGGAAACCTTAGGTTAGCGGGGAAACCTTAGGTTAGCGGGAAATCGTAGGTTCTCTGCTACTGTGCAGACAATAATTATTAATATTCAGAAACAATATAAACAAAATCCACAATATATATTCATAAGTGAGTAACATCATGACCGAGTCGCAAGAAGTTATTACTGGAGATCGTCTTACTGGAATGGTGAAGTGGTTTAACAACAAGGCCGGTTTCGGTTTCATCACTGTTTGCGGTGATGGCGAATTTGGCGGAAAGGACATTTTTACCCATTATAGTTCGATTCGCGTGAATAACAGTCAATACAAGTATTTGGTTCAGGGTGAGTATGTCGATTTCAATCTGATCAAGTCGGAGAATGATAAGCACGAGTATCAGGCCGTTGATATTAGCGGCGTGAAGGGCGGTGCTATTATGTGCGAGACACGCAAGCTGTCGCTTGGGACTAGACCCGCTCGCCCTGAGTATACTCCTCGCGCGCCTCGTGACCAGGTAAGAGAGGAGTCTTTTGTGCCTGAGGAGAGCGATGGATTCGCTAAGGTGGAGAAGGCTCCTCGTAAGCGCGCGCCTGTAAAGCGCGCTGCGCCTTCGAAGTAGAGGCAAGATAAAACAATAAAAAAGAATCATAAAAATATAAGGTTTTTATGAATCAAAGAATAGTTGTAATAAACTACGGACCGCGTCGAATAAAATGGTATTTTGATAAGAACGCGTCAAGTGTTTGGAAATTATCCTTATATTCTGGAGCACCTCTTTCCGCGTCCAAGAATATATCGTTTTTCAATTCAGAAAATGAAAATTCTCCGTCAATAACGTGATACGCTGGAGGTATATTAAGACCTACGTCTACTGGAGATCGAACATAATAATATTTTGCATTTGTTGCGCCCTTGTATAAAACTAACCAATTTAGTCCGGATTCTAAATATTTCAACGTTGTGGAAGAGAATAAAAATAGCGGCGTTTGAGAGACCCTAGACAGAATCCACCAATCCATATCCGTGATATAGTATGCATCACTTGAAATGACGTGTTCTAAGGTTTTGCCCGATTTCTTCACCAAATCCATAAGTTCGCGCTTCCCTTGCTTTCGTAAAATGGAAACTATTTTATCATAGTATAAATCGGTCAATTGTGAATACCCGTTCCATAACGATTTTTTAATATTATCAATGGTAATAGATTGTTTCAAGTGTTTTTGTAAAACATAGATCATCGGAATATAACTACACACAATGCTATTGCCAAATACAAATTCTTTTGTATTCGGCGGAAACACGAGTCTCCAAGATCCCGATTTATTATTGCCTATAACATTGGCCTTGGTCTCTTCAATACAATCTAAAATATATTCGTCTAGTGCAGTAGTATTGGTTTGTATATTCATGAGTAATTCTTGGTCTTTCATTAAGATTTTATCAGAATACTTTTGCGTTATGGCAGGTTTTGCGGAATCGTAATGAATATTTGTAACGTGTTTATTCGAATTGAATGGAATAAGATCACGAAAATACTCATGATTTAATAAACTTTCGAGCAAAAACAGCTCTGTCTGTAAAATCTTATAATCGTTATTGGTAATATTAAGTACCGTTTTTGGATGCAGCAAAAATAGACGTATTCGTCTATATCGAATAATTTCGTCGGCGAGACGTATAAAATAAACCTGTTCATTATCGTTGTTGCTCAATAAATTTGTCTTGGGAAAAACTGTTTTACATATACCGTCGTCAGTAGTTAAACAATATTGTTTTGAAGGATCGCTCGTGCACTTTCCATCTTCGTCTTGGAAACAGTTTGATATTTCTCCAAATGTATCAAGAGTGGCTTGGTCAAAAATCTGGAACCCCACCTTTTCTTTGGTGATCTCTCTTAAAATGGCTTCTATTTGTTTCAATTTGTCTTTATAAAAGATGGATATATTGTCCATGATGTCAATGATTTTCTTTTTATTTTTATAATTTTTGTAATCATTGATGGCGAGACGAACGACGTTTCTAAAAATAGAATAGAATTGACTTTCCAAAGATATTTTACTAATTGCCGCGGTTCGATCTGCGTCTTCGCGAGGATTTGTGGCCAAGATTTTATCAATCCCCGATTTGTTACGAATGGGGTAATCGTATTGTTTTACTTCTTCCAAATCGTCTTCTACATTTTGAATGGGTGGATCTATCTGAACAAATTGGTTGGTTTCTGTCAAAATACCTACGATCAATTTATCTTCCAAGATTTTCATTTTGGGCAAACATGGTATTTTTCCTTCGGTTTCTTGGTGAATATTAATGAGACGATTTTTAGTGAGTTCGTAATCCAAATAAATAGAAGGGTCGTCCATTGTTATGAGAGGTATACCCTCCATCAATCCGGAAGGAAAACATGGAACAAAGACCGGGTTTTGGTCGTCGGATTTCAAAACCAATAACCCTATAATTTTACGGTTATAATTCATTACTTGGCCACGAATAACGTATTTATTCAATTTCAAAATGCGCACGGATTCGATAGCTTGGATATTATGTTTGAAATTATATATTCTTGGACGACTTGGCAATGCCGCGCAATATTTTTTAGTGGATTCATTAATCAACTTCAACATATACCGGACATTTTCGATCGATTTATTTTCCAAGAATGCTTTTTTAATAATGACTTCTCCGCTGGTGGTTTGTTCATATTGATGCACTGGCTCATAATAATTGGATTGTTTGATCAAAATGATGGTTTCTTTTTTAACGCTGTATATATTGGGCGAATATGAATTGGTCGGACATACGATTTGGATATTATTTGTAATATCGTCGCTGGGTATTTCCATAATAACCAAATTGAATCCATCACGCATCAATGTCGGATTCGCCTCCACTACGAAATCCCACAAATAAGTGTGATCAATTTCCGAAGATTCATTGGTCAAATAATCCAAGAAGTTTTCGTAGGATGCAATCGTATCTTGTAATAATTCTAGTTGGGAATCGTCTTTCAAATCCAAGGTTTTTACAAACTCGGATTTGGCAGAATCTTCTTTGATATATTTATCCAGATCTATATCAACCACATTATACGTTTTAGGTCTGAACGTGGAATATAAATTACCGTTGTGATATTTCAGGAATGTATCCAAGGTTATAGATTTGGCCAAAATCTCGCACATCTCCTTAACAGTAGGCACATCTTTCAATTTATGTTTATAAGAATAAAAATGAGCAAAACATGCGATGAATGATTTATTTTCAGAGTCTTCTACGCCGTAACGCAGCAATGATGTTGCTTCTGGTTGTAACAGCGCTGAGTTATGTTTTAGTACCAATTTACTGGAATCGGTCCCTAAGAATAGCTGCATCTGTATAGGCAAAAACCCCCACCTATGTTGAGGAAGAGGGAAACTCGTCGCGCCAATGATATACGACGCCGCTCTATCGGCAAAACTCTTTTTATCATTCACGGCTTCTTCCTCTTCGTTTTGTAAACACTGATTTCTCATTTTTTTGAGTTGTTCAGAATTCCACTGTTTGCCGAAGCAACAGGGAATACACAATCCGTCGGGATGCTTGGTTTTTGGTAGAAATCCCGGATTATGATTAATATATTTACCGTTTTTATCGAAATGCTCTTGTGTATTTGCAAATTCATATACATATGCACCTTTGGGAACTACGTCGGCATCTTGTGGTATGATGCCGCCGCATTTTCCGGCTTTTACGTCCTCTTCGGATATACTTGTATTCGTTTTCAAACACCAATATCTTGGACAAATATACCAATATGGATTTTTGGGGTCCGATCCGTATTTAATGGCGTTTTCGTAAGACCCTGGACTAGTTTCATCAATGCGGTTCTTTTCGGCCTCTGTCAAAATAATAGGTTGTCGGCGGTCACTGGAAGGACAAGCTCGGGAATAAAGTTTATATTTACCTTTTGCCTTGGTTAAAAATAAGGCGGGTTCCCTATCGACTTTATCTTTTAAAAAGGGATTCGGTTTTTTAATTGACATTCCAATGATACGTTTTTCTATATCGTCGTCCCCTTCATCCTCTGGAGTACCTTCTCCTCCAAGTTGCGCGGACTCTTCTTCTCCTTCTATTTCTCCGGCTGGTTTTCTGTTGGATTCCTCGACCTCTTCTTCTTCGTATGCATAATCGTCGTCAAAATACAATCCATCGTCATCATCATCGGCCGCAAATGTTTGTTCTACTTCTCCGAATTGTAAAGGTTGTATCTCGTACAAATTATTTTTTGTTTCTGTCTCGACCGTGGAAATTACATTTTCTATGGTGGGTTTATATTCTGCATCTGCCGATTTGTTCTCTTTTTTGCAAAAAGTTTCGATTTTCGCCGCTGTAATTTTTGTAGTAGTTGGGTCTTGAGATATGCGTAATATTGTATCAATATACATATGAATAATTTGTATGTATTCAACACTAATGATTTCCGAAATTTCAACAATCAAATTGCTTTTAAAGGGCTCCATTCTCAGCGAAACTCGGAATCCTGGATTTTCAATAATTTTGCCCGATACGTGCTGATGCTCGGATGAGTATTTTGCTAATACAAGTTCAGCTTCTTCTTGTGTTAATCGATATTGATTGATTAGAGCTTGAATTACGTCAAAACTATTATTGGTCTGTTTGTAAATTTCTGTAATTAAAGCGGATTGGGCGTCCATTTCAATAAAATTTTCTACGCGCTTGAAAATCAAAGATGCTCCTTGGCTTGAATATATATCGTTGGTAAAAATATCAAACGCGTTCGATATGGCGCCGGTTTGTTTTTTCAAATCTATTTTTTTATTTATTGGCAAAACCAAGGTATATTTATAATTTGACGATTCTACCACGCCGCTATATAATGAATCAATCATTTTCAATGCGTATCCTGATGTTTGTAAAATATTATTAACCTTTTGTATAACTGGATTCGCGGTTTCAATAATGAATTGCTGGAATTGTTCCTGCATAATGGGCGCTACCGAAGACTCTCCGTATACGTTTATTTTACCTTGAATATCAAAACAAATGAAAACGTCACGCGAAATATCTTGGAACACAGTTTTTATATAAATAGCAATCTGATTCGATTTTCCGTGTTCTTTCATAAGACGCATAATAACGGGTTCGGATAATATGGGAATTTTTTTCCCGTTTTGAGAAATATATTCCGAATAGAGGCGGTACATATTTTCTCGTCTTGAGCCAGGATTATATTTAATAAAGGGCATATTTTCGGTTGCATTTATATTTTTGAAAAGTATCTCTAGAGGAAAGGCGTGTCCAAGATTAAATTTCACTGAATATTTTGATATGCCGCGTTTTGAATAATCGAGTTCGGATTTTCTACCCCAGTATATTTTGTAAAACATTTTGATTGAGTCGTAAAATTTCAATATAGGCTGAGCTATTCTTTTTTTACTGTCTTTTTCTAATTTTGGACGAAATTCAATAAGCTTGTCTTTATCGGCAATGCCTTGATTATATAAAATAGGATAATATAACTTGCATATATATTCTTGGTCTAACCCGTTTTGTAATGCGTAATCAAATACGTCGTGCGCTAAACAAACATACAAATTTCTAGATTCTATTTCTCCGTAATTCAAAAGGAGATTGTTTTCAAATCCAAGAATCCGATTTTTTGGAGATATTTGGAAGAATGCGCCCTTTATTTCGTATGGATTCGCAGAAAATAAGTGATCGTATTCTTCTTGGAATCTGAGTCCGAGTGGTTTATCAATGGTATTTTTCTTTTCGTCACCTTGCAAATTTATCCAGTCTTCGTATTCGTAGACTTCTTTATTTTTATCCAAGGCTTCTACTTTGTAATTATCAAATTTCATGTTTAATGCATATTGTAAAAATAGATCTTGCGACAAGCTTTGCGACAAGCTTTGCGACAAGCTTTGCGACAAGCTTTGCGACAAGCTTTGCGACAAGCTTTG